AATGGGTTATCGGGTGCTGTGGCCAATTTTTTTTTGGGCGGCTTGGCGGCTTGCGTAGTGGGGGTAGGGGGGTGGGTCATGGGTTTCGGTAGCTGTTAGGGTGCACCATCAGCCGCCCCCGCCGCGCCGAGCGATGGGGGGGTCGAGCCGCCGCGGCCAGCGGGTGAGTACCTTCGGCGTATGTGGACAACTTCTGAGGCGCAGATGCGCGTAAGTCGTTGATTCGATTGGCTTTTGTGTATTTGTGCGCATTTGTCGGCTTTATACGATGTCCATTATGTTAACCACGCAAGGTGTTGCGCACAGGTTATACATGAGCAACCTCCGCAAATGCCAGTTGTCCACAGGCCGCGATGAACATCATGCGTTTTCCCCTGTGGATAAGTCGTCGATGACCTCGACGTGGCGCAGCGCGTCAATGCGCAGGTCTTGCATGTTGATCGTCACTTGCGCCTGCTTTTGTAAGCCATAAGTCTTCTGATCCCACCTTTCGGCCAGCCATTGCCGAGTGCGGATGCGCTGGACGTCGCGCTGCGGATTGCTGTCGGCCATGCTGTCCGCGATGTCCATAGTCTCCACCGCGAGCTTATCGGCGGCTTTCGCGCGCGCACGCGCAATTATATGGGGATCGGCATCCTCCATCCATTGCTCTAGCGCTCTGCGCCCGATACCAAGCTCGTAGCAGATCTGTGTCTGTGACCGGCCATCCTCAAACATGCTGACGATCATGTCGTCTGGCAACTGCTCAAGCATTGCCATGTCTTGTCTGAACTTTGGTCTTCCTGGCACGCTCAATCCCCCTTTACAGCCGTTTTAACGCGCTGGACAACCGCCAGCACCTTCTCGCGGATTAAAGCCGCCAAACGCTTAATTTGTTCCATGTTTGAACCTCTCTGCTGCTTTTGAGTTGAACTTGAACTCGGTAGGCTCATTGTCGCTGAATGTCAGGTCATTTTCAAAGTCATCAAATCCTGTTTCGCCACCCAGCTTGGTTGAGCTGAACTTGGTGACTTGTGCTGTTGGGATCATCGCTTTGATCTTGATCACCTCTTGAACGATTGGCTCGACCATGAAGACCTCCAGCTCTTCCATGCTCCAGATGTGCTCATCCCGCAGATCTGTTCTTGATGTCTGGATTGCCAGTGCCTCGCTGATGGTCCTGACCACCACCATGACCTGACCGTTATCCATCTCCCACTCGATTCTCGGAATATCTTTCCCCGCTGGCTGGAACCCTGCTTCGGTTGCCTTGCTGTCCAGCACGCCAAACGCCCTGATCATTCCCGCCACCGCAGAATCAAACTTAATCTGATCCTTTGCCACGATGAACTGGTGAACTCGATTGTTCTGCACCCAGAATTTCTCTCTAACGTCACTGTCTACTAAAGTAATCAGTCGATTTTCTCCCCACTTCCTATCGCTGGCCGCCTTGACTGCCTCCAATTCCACCAACTTTGCTTGAACGTGAATCGTCCAAGGATCTGCTGGTGGACGTGGCTGTTCCACCAATGCAAGCTGATTCGGTTTTCTCGTTTTCTGTTTCGTTGCCATCTTGGTTACTCCTTGCTTGGTTACAGCTCCAGTGGTTACAAACCTCCGAGTCTTAGACTCTCGGTTTGTAACTTGTAACCTGGACGGTACAAACAGTTACATTTGTAACCGTTTGTAACCTGTAACCTGTTTGTTTATACAGTATCAATACTCGTCTTCTGACTGATCTTTTGACTCCAACCAGACCAATTTGTCCCTGATTCCGATCAGACCAGCATCTTGCAGTCGTGTCTTAGCACGGCTCCATGCGGTCTTAAATGTGTTCTTATCCTCATCAGTGCACCCCATCTTTTCCCACAATTCCTGCCGCCATTCCTCCAAATTGACGGCCATGCGCTGTTTCTTGTCTACAAACTTAATTATTCCTTTGCTTCTGACAACTGTCTCCAGGCAGAGCATCTCCAGTCGCTGGTTTTTGCCGTTTCCTTTGTTGTCTTGGTTGCCTTTGGATGCCTTGCGAGACATCTCATTGACGGCCTCATCGCTGGCTTGGACCGCCAAACTGACCGCAGGGTCGAAGCCCAGGCTTGAGCTGCTGATCTCTATTTCGACCATCTCAAACCCATGTCTGATCCCATCTTGGCCGTCCTTCTGCTTGGTGAGGCTGATGATTCCTTTGGCCTGATCCTCAAACCGCAGGATCTCCAGCTGCGTGTCTACAGCGCCAAGCAGGCTTGAGTGACCGCGCAACCCTTTGGCTAAGTCCTTCCCGCTGTGGTGCAGCACCATCAATGCGCAGGCCAAGAACTCTTGAATCTTGCCCATTGACGTGATGAATGAACCCATTGCGTCCGAGTCATTTTCGTTGCCGCCGCCAAAGGCTCTTGCCAAGGTGTCGATGATGAGTAGCTGGAACTCGATGCCTGTTGTCTCTACCAGTTGGACCACGGCCATCATCAGCGCGTTGAAGTCCTCGGCGCTAGATCTCAGGTTGAGCTGATGCCTGATGACGTAGATCGGCGCGCCTTTGGGCGTGCTGTGGTGGATCTGACAAGCCTTAATCCGCGCCCCCATGCCGCCGAAGCCTTCACCGCAGATATATAAGACTGCGCCCTGCTTCTCTATTTCGTTGCCCATCCACGGCCTGCCTGTGGCTATCGCCTCGGCCATGTCGAGGGCGATGAATGACTTGAATGAGCCTGGTGGGCCATAGAGAGCTGTGAATGCTTTCCTTGGCAGGATGCCGTGGATCAGCCACTCGACTGGCTCGTCCTGTATGTCGTCCCACGCCTCGATGTTGACTGTCTTTGGCGGCTTGGCTTCTTTGGCTTGGGATTGCTTGATGGTTGGCTCTCCCGCGAACTCATGTTCAATTTCTGCCTGTTTCTTTACATGATCTGCGTCTGATGTATAGATTTCGCTGTTTTTTGTACTTGATGGCACATCCAGCTTCAGCGCGTTGAGTCTTTCGGGAACCGTTACATCCTCAATATGCATCAGCTTGGGCGCGGATTTGACCATTGCTACCAGGTCTTCTCTTTGCTTGTTGTACTGGTGGACAAACTCGTAGGCGTCATCTGCGGTGTTCGGGAGTTGTAAATCCACAACCTTGACGTTCTTGGCGATGCCCCAAATCGCTTCCACGGCCTTGTGCGCGTAGCGCCAGCCTGGCAGATCGTTGTCGGGCACGATCACCACATTGGCGCCAGCGAAATACTCTGTGATGGCTTCGGGCCAGCTTCCAGCTCCTGTGTGTGCCGTTGTGGCTGTGACACCTATGCTTATCAGCGCGTCTGCGGCCTTCTCCCCCTCCACCACATAGATGATGCGCCCCGCTGTCTTCGCGTCCAGCAATTCGGGTAACTTGTAGGGGACTATTCTGGCGTCTCCAAGCGTTGGATGTCTGCGGCCATCAGGGTCCACCTTGTACAGGCGGTAAGTCTTGCCCGACTCGCCAATCTTCATGCGCTGCTTGACGAACACCGTGGTGCGGTCCTCGTCTTGGTACTCCCACTCTTGGTCGAACTTGATTTGCGGCAAAGGCTTGATGTTGGCGAGTGGATCTGGACGCTCTTCCAGTTCTGGCAGCAGTCTCATGTCCTTGATGGTGTTGAAGACGTCTTCCTGAGTGCACCCACCGTGGCAGTGGAAGAGAGGCTTGCCGTCATCGTTGATGCTGATTGAGAGTGAGGGATTCTTGTCTCCATTGCCCTTGCCGTGGCCTGGTACTGGACAGCTTGCTACCCACTGGCCATTGGCTTTCTTTGCGTTGCCGAGCTGCTTGGCTATTTGTTCTGCTTGCATGTTTACTCCAGCACCAAGGACATCTGGCGCAGTCTTTTCTCTTGTAGGGGCTTGTATTCTGGATTTAGTTCGCAGCCAAGATACTGACGGCCAAGGTGTTGCGCGACTTGCGCCGTTGTCCCGCTACCCATGAAAGGGTCAAGGACTATACCGCCAATAGGTGCGCCAGCAAGGATGCAAGGTTCAATCAAGTCTTGCGGGAACACTGCGAAATGTGCGCCTTCGTAGGGTTTGACAGGTATCGTCCAAACACTACGCTTATTCTTGTTTAGGTATTCTTTTGCTTCACTGCCAACACCGCCGCTTTGTGTGTGGTATTCAGCACCACCCTGTCTTCCCTGAAAAGAACCACCAATGATGCCAGCACTAATTGCTTCTTCTTTAATCGCCTCATGGTCGTAGTGATACTTATGCGATTTACTCAACAAGAAGATATATTCGTGCGCCTTAGTGCACCTGTCTTGCACCGACTCAGGCATTGGGTTTGGCTTGTGCCAGATGATGTCTTGACGTAGATACCAGCCGTCAGCCCTCAATGCAAAGGCAAGCATCCAAGGGATACCGATCAAGTCTTTCTCTTTGAGTCCTTCCAACTTGTTGCCACGTCTTGCGCATGTCTGTGGCAAGTCTTGGTCACTGTTGGCAACTGATTGCTTGACAAGGGCTTGGCCTTTGCCTGGCCGGTAGTTGTAATAACTGTCCCCGATATTCAGCCACAACGTCCCATCGTCAGCCAATACATCCCAAACGCATCGGAACACATCGACCATTGCGGCGATGTATTCCTCTGGCGTCTCTTCAAGTCCAATCTGCCCATCGTGACCATAGTCACGCAGGCCGTAATAGGGTGGGCTGGTGACACATGTCTGCGCCTTAATGCCTTGTTCTCTCCACTTGCGCATCGTTTCTCTACAGTCGCCAAACTCTATGATGTTCATTTTTTATGCTGCCATTTTTTTGAGGAAAAAAAAGCCGAGGCTGTCACACCTCGGCACTTGACTGATGTCAGTTAAAACATTTCGTCTTCACTGGCGGCCACAGCAGCCGCCGCAGGCGTTGGCTTCGCCACTGGTGCAACAAACGGCGCTGGAGCTGGAGCTGCTCCCTGAGCTGTGAAGTCGGCATCTGACTGGTCCATACCGGCAGGCTTGTCAATCCACGACACCAGGTTGAAAGCTGGGATGCGGGTTGTGCCCTTGCCGATCTTCTCCAGCTTCGAGCCTGTGTACTCAAGCACTGGCATCTTTCCAGGGTTGGCTGCACGCTGTGCCGCGCAGGCCGTGTACATCTGCTCAAGGCCCATGTTGGGGCCGACACCATTAGAAGACCACTCGACTGTGCCGATCTCCTTGTTGTAGAACTTGACGATGAAGCCGCGCTTGTGTTCAGGCGTTGGCTGAGGACCTTTACGGCCAAGCTCGGCGTCAGGATTCCACTCGCGCACACCGACACCCAGCAACAGCCAGCCTGTTTGCACGGCGTCGATGTCGAACACGACCTTCTTGAGTTGGATTTCCTCGCCAAGGTTGTTGGTCCAGGCATTCGCCTGAGGGGAGAAGCGGATGTAGTTACCAGAGCCGCCAGCAGAAGAGAGATTTAGCATTTGCGTTTGCCTTTAAAAGTTACAGGGGTTGTGATTATTGACTGAGGCCGCGATCTCTCGCAAGCGTCAAGCCACTTGATACCTTGGCCGTGAGATCGTCCAAGATAACTCTTTGATCCTTTGGAAGCAGTTTCTCTGCCGCCGCTGGAGTAATTAGGTTTGATTCAAATATGTCGACATCGGATAAACCCGCAGCGATCAATTCGGCACGCGCATTGGATTCATCAAGCCACTTGCGTGAGGCGCGTTTAGGTTGCAACTGCCAGCCAGGCACGACCATGCCGTCCTTCTCCATGGCTGACATTGCATGATCACGCACTGCATCAATAAACTTCTCCACCATCGGTGCACGGTCCAAAATGTCGCTGATCTGCTGCGGTGTGAGAGACAACATCACTTCTTTGACGTCATCTTTCTTGAGAGCTGTGATGTCTGGCTGTGCCGCCACCACGTCAAAAGATGCCTTCTGTGCACTGCAAATCGTTTTGGCGGGACACCACTGACAGGCTGACTCTGATGGCGCGTAGCGAGGAGCCTGGCTCACAGCATCTTCAATGGCGGGAAGCATGACCTGCGTCTCCCACACGCCCAGCTCGTCAGCACTCATGCGGTGAATGCGCTTGTCTCCATGATGCGGCTGGATGATCTGGAACTCGACTTCCTTCACGCGCAGGTTGTTGGCCTTCATGGCGCCCAAGGCGTAGATCTTCATCTGTTCGCTGTCGGCATCAACGTAGCCGCGCCCTGTCTTCAGATCCGCGATGGTGAGCTTCTCTTTGGTGATGGACCAGCCAACCACGTCAGCAGTGCCTTGCAGGCTGAATTGAGGTGTGTCGTACAGCTTGAACAACTGCTCCACCTTGACGTGCCCTAGATCGTCTTGGATGGCCCAAATGGCTTGCAGGTGATCCATGGCGAACTCGCAGTTCTCCTCGGTCATGGTGATGCCCTCGACCTGCTGACCGACAAACTTCATGGGGTCGCTGTCAAGCTGGAAACATGTCTCGGCCAGCGCGTGGATGGCTGTGCCAATCTTGGCGGCCTCCCCACTCTCCTGATAGGGCACAAGCGTTGAGAGCCGCGCAGAGGCTGGGCAGGCGATCCAACGCGAGGCAGAGGACGGCCGCAGTTTGAGTTGTTTCATTCTTGGTCTTCGTTAATGTTGTTGTTGATGAGCAAGATATAGGCGATCTTTCGCACCTCGTTGCTGGCTGCGTGCCCCAAGTCTTCGGGGTCCAGCAAGCGCTTTAAGAAGACGATGTGCTGCTGGTTGAGCTTGCGTTGGCGTTCCAGCTCTGTACCGAGCCAGATGATGTGCTCACGCATTGTTTGGCGCTCTTTGTCATCCATAGTGCTTGCCCCAGTAGGCGATGAGACTGGCGTCAGATCTGCCGTCATCTTTGACGCGCTTGAAGTCGGCCTGGTTGTCGGGAAACAGTTCCATGGCGCGTGATCGGCTGGCATCTTTGCCGGCGCCTCGGTGCACGGCCTTCACCCAAGTGGCTGGCGCCACATAGGTCACAGGCAGTTTGAATGCCGCCAAGATGCCCTCGATCATGCCGAATGAACGGCCAAAGCTGAAGACGCTGGTGACGCCCTGACCTGCCATGGCTCCCACGCGCTCGCAGTAGACGTGGCAGTCTTTGCCAGAATACAGGTACAGCAGGTCGGCCAGCTCGGTGGCAGAAACTTGCCGCTTGGCTTTGCCGTTGCGCTCCACCGTCATGGTGGGCATATCGAATATCTTCAAGCTCTCAGGCGACATGACGGCGATTGCGCCAGAGAGGCCAGGGTCCACGCCAATGCAGTATTTGCTCATTTGACGGCATCTTCCATGGCTTGGTTGATGACCTTCAGACGCGCTGAGATGAGTGCATCAGCGGCTTGGTCCAGCTTGATGACGCTGCCGTAGAGTGGCTCTGTGATGCCGTTAAGCCAGCGCGAGACTTGAGCTTGATCAATCTCTGCCACTCGGCAGACGTCAGACATCTTGTACCCAGCCGACTCGGCCTTGTACTTGATGTCGTGGATTGCTTGTTGTGAGACTTTCATGTTTAGAATGTTAACCATGTTTTGTGGAAAGCGTCAAGTGTACAGTGAAAAAAGGGGGCTGACTCACGCCAACCCCCAAAGGCAACTGCTGGTGGAGATAACCAGCAAGCAGATTGTAGGGTATGAATACCCGACAAGTTTGTGTGGATTTAATAATAGTTGTTGACGAGTTCTGCAAATGCGATATGATTCACCCATCAACAACGCAACCCCAAGGAGATTTCCAAATGACAAACGCAACACAAACAACTGCTCAAGAAGAACGCAACATCAACATGTATGGCATTGCTGATATTGATGCTTATGTGGAATCTGTCAAAGAATCCATCACATACCAATTCACAGGCGCAAACATGGTTGTAGCTAGCCTGATGTCTGATGCGCAAGAATTGATTGCCGGTGGCGCGCAAAACCGCAGCCGTCAAACACTCAACAT